TTGAGGATCGTTACGACGAGATTCAAGAAGCGATGCAGTCTGGTAAGTTTGTTTATGACATCTCCGGTAAGGCTCGCTAAAAACAACCTACTTAAATAACATCTTGACATCAAGATATGAGTATGGTATAACTGTAGGAGTTTACTTAGCCCCACCTTTGGATACCTTAGTAAACCTTACAGTGACCCCTTACGGGGTTTCCTGAACACTAATAATCTTTAAGACTTACCTGACAAGTACAGGCCCTGTGTAGTTATGCTGGCAAGCTAACCTATACAGCACCCTCGAAACACTCAGCCTCTTATCCAGATTGTTTAGGTTCTCTTAACCGGGACACAACTACGTCCCTATTATCAAGCCAAACATCTAAAAGGATATATATAATGGCTTTCGCTTCCGCATCAGGTTATACAAACCTGCCAAATGGTAACTTCTCATCAGTTATCTATTCCAAGAAAGTCCAGCTTGCTTTCCGTAAGAAGGCAATCTGTGGTGACATCACTAACTCTGATTACTTTGGTGAAATCGCTTCCCAAGGTGACACAGTTAAAATCATCAAAGAACCTGAAGTTTCCGTATCTGCATATGCCCGTGGTACAACCATCGCAGCACAAGACCTAGCAGACGCTGACTTCTCATTGACTGTAGACAAAGCTAACTACTTCGCATTTAAAATCGACGATATCGAAGAAGCTCACTCACATGTCAACTTCATGGACCTTGCTACCAACCGTGCGGCTTTCCGCTTGGCTGACCAGCATGACCAAGAAGTACTGGGCTACTTGTCTGGTTACAAACAGGCTGCTCTCCATGCTAACGCTGGTGTAGTAAATAACCTAGTAAACGGCACTAAAGCTGACACAGCTGCTGGTTCTGATGAATTGCTTGCATCGAACAAACTCAAAAAGAGTGACTTCGGTAACATCACAACTACTTCTGCAGCTGATCACTCTATCCCAGTGGCTGCTCGTTTGCCAGGTGCAACTGCACTTCCAACTGCCTACGTATCACCAACTATGTTGATTGCTCGTATGGGCCGTCTCTTAGATGTAAAGAACGTAGACAAAGATGGTCGTTATGTTGTTATTGATCCGGTGATGATGGAAATCCTAATGGATGAAGACTCACGCTTTTTGAACTCTGACTTCGGTAACACTGAAGCATTGCGCAACGGCCTGGTCCTTCCAAACTGGAATGGTTTCCGTGTGTACGTATCCAACAATCTACCAGCTGTTGGTACCGGTGCTTCTACAACTGGCACAGCCAACCAAAACACTAACTACGGTGTTATTGTTGCTGGTCATGATTCTGCTGTAGCAACTGCTGAGCAAATCAACAAGACTGAGACTTACCGTGACCCAGACAGCTTTGCTGACATCGTTCGTGGTATGCACCTCTATGGTCGTAAGATCTTGCGCCCTGAGGCTCTTGTAACAGCTAAGTACAACTTGGCTTAAACAGTAATAACTTAGGGGCTGGCTTAGTGCTGGCCTCTTTGCTCTTATTTAAAAGGACATCTCAAGATGGCTATTACAACTGCAATGTGCAACAGCTTTAAGCAAGAGCTTCTTGGTGGTGTTCATGACTTGGATACAGACACACTAAGAGTAGCTCTTATCAAAGCTTCTCCTACTGGTACTTACGGTGCTGGTACTACTAATTATACAGACATTACTGGTAACACAGACGAATCAGTAGGTGCTAATTATACTGCTGGTGGTCAGGTTCTTGACTCTGCCACTATTACGCTATCAGGCAGCACTGCTATTGTTGATTTCGCGGACGAAGTGTTTGTCAGCCATACAGTCTCTGCATCAGGTGCAATTATCTATAATGCATCTCAAGGCAACAAAGCTATAGCTGTATTTGACTTTGGGGCAACTGTTACTTCTACAAACGGGGATTTTACTGTCGTATTCCCTGCAGCAGACGCCTCTAATGCCGTAATCCGTATCAGCTAAAATAAACCAAAGGGATTGTCGCACAATGGCATTTATCATCAAAGATCGTGTAAAAGAGAATACAACATCTACAGGTACAGGCGCTGTATCCTTAGGTGGCGCTGCGGCAACTTTTGACACCTTTCAGTCGTTCATGACTAACGGTGACACGACTTACTATGCTATTGCGCACACTACCTCTGGTACAGATGAGTGGGAAGTAGGTCTTGGTACGTGGAATACAGGTAACACCCTGACACGTACTACTGTCTTAGCAGGCTCTAATGGTACATCTGCTGTTACCTTCTCTTCAGGCAGTAAAGACATCTTTATGACCTACCCTGCTGCACATGCTGCACTGGCGGGAGATGACGTAAGCTTCGCTAACATTGCTGTAACAGGCACAGTTGATGGGCGGGATGTTGCAGCAGATGGTACTAAACTTGACACGGTAGAAACTAACGCAGACTTAACGGACGCGGTTAACGTAGCTGCTGCAGGGGCTTTAATGCGCTCTGGCGGCACCATGACAAGTAACCTTATCCTAAACGCTGATCCTGCTGCAGCACTAGGGGCCGCAACAAAACAGTATGTTGATACTATTGCTTCTGCAGGTCTCCACTACCATAGTCCTGTACGTGCTGAACACCCTAGTAACTTAAATGCTACGTATAGCAACGGTTCAGCAGGTGTAGGCGCTACTCTTACTAACGCAGGAACAAATGCTGCACTAGTTCTTGATAGTGTAAGCATGGTAGTTAGTGACCGTGTACTTGTAGCCAATCAAACAAATCAAACACAGAATGGTGTATACACTGTAACAACAGTAGGTGACGGCTCTACTGCGTGGGTACTTACACGCTCTACAGATACAGATACTTCAGCGCCCTCTGATCCAGATGCGTTTGGTAAGGGTGACGCTTTCTTTATTAAAGAAGGTAGCACTAACGCAGGTCACCTAGACGTTTTAAGTACTGCAGGTACAATTACATTTGGTACTACTAATATTGTTTTTTCAGAGGTAGCAGAGACAACGGTATACTCTGGTGGCACAGGTATTACTCTTACAGGTACTACGTTCTCTGTAGGTCAGGATGTAGCGACATCATCTAGCGTTACTTTTAATCAAGTTACAGCGGCTATTATAGGTAACGTAACGGGCAATCTTACAGGTGACGTAACGGGTAATGCTGATACGGCTACTACTCTTGAGACAGCACGTACTGTACAGCTTTCTGGTGATGTTACAGGTAGTGCTACATTTGATGGCTCTGTTGATATTAACATTACTGCTTCTGTTCAAGATGACTCACATGCCCA